GTCAGGAGCGGCCGAAGCCGCAGAAAAATTACGGGGGGATAGGGTCGCCGTCAGCGTCGAAGCGGATCAGCGGCGTAAGCGACGGCGCGACGCCGTGCCCTGGATACTTGTCATGACACTCCTTGCAGACCCAGCGGAGATTTGCATGGTTAAGCGCGATGTCCGGATCGTTGACGGTCTCGGCCGTCAGCATGACCGGCCAGTGATGCGCGATGTAGCCGAGCCTCTCGCCGCAGTCCATACACATCCCGCCGTCGATCGCTCGGCGCTTGGCGATGAACTCCGCACGGCAGCGCAGCCATGCCTTGCCGGAGTAGAACCCTCTTGCCCAGGATTGACTCATACGCGGACACCCGGCCCTTTCTTCCCCGTGCGCCGGCTATCGCCTCGGCGCTGTCCGGGAAACGAAAAAGAGCCGGAGTCAGCAACAAACACGATTGTGTGTTTATCGCTGGCTCCGGCTCGGGAAGCACTGGCCTGCGCTGATATCAATTCGCAGCTCCCATTTGCAGAAGCGGCAGAAAACGGGAATGTTTACGCCTTTTGTGTCCTCGTCAATTCTGTGCACCTTTTTGTTTTGACGACAAACAGGGCACTGGAGGAACCCGTCTTTCACTGTTAGTTTACCAGAAAAACCTTGAGATTGCAATACTTTTCAGCGCTCCTTTCCTTTTAATAACATAGTTTTCAAGTCAGAAAAAATTTATAAAAAAGATTTTCCGGTGCCCGAATCGGGCACAATCTACGACCGGCGTCTGCGGTGCCGCCGAACCTTAAGCGCGTTGTTATAAGCGTATTTGATGTACTGCCATTCGCCGCGGCTGCGGACGTCCTCGAACACTGTCGTTTCCTTCGGCACACGCAGCGGTGTGAACTCCCGCACAGAGAAGCTCTCAACTTCCGGCTTCTTGGCGTTGCGGGTGTAGCTCCATGAGCGCTGCCCGACCTTGTCCCTCTCCTCCTTGGCCATGTACCGGGCCAAGGTCTCATAGTTCTTTTTCTTATCGACGCGCAGCGCGTCGAACTCACACTCGCCCTGCCCCCATAGCCGGAGCATTTCTTCATAGTCGTTGCCGGTAGCATTGCACGCTATATGTATATGCCAGCGCCCCTCACCGTGCAGATGCTCGATCGACCAGAACATGACAAGGCGCTGCCCTCGTTCCTCGCGCGCTGCCCGGATCTTATCAAGAAACCACTTGAATTTATTCCGGACCTGCTCGCGGGTCTCCGGGAGGTGATAGTCGTCGAAGGTCAGGCACCCGACGACGTCGCCCTTGACGAGGTTTGCCGCGAGCAGCAGCTCAAGTTTCTGCCATGAATAGATAGCGTTCATCCGGCGCTGCGCTTCCGAGCTTGTCCCGGTGCGCCGCCGGCCGTTTGAGCTGCTGCCGCCTGAGCGATACGGGTATATGATCTCCTTAACCAGCGGCCCGGCCGATATGATCTTTTTGCGGTAAGCCATGTGCATACTCCTGACGTCCTCTGCCTCATGGCCATAGACCGCGATGTTTAATTAGTAAAATAAGCTTTGCTGTGAGGAAAATGTCTCGAAGCGCTTTTCCTCAAGCTCAAAATATGTTTTGTCGATTTCGCAGCCGACGAAGTCAAAGCCGAGACTGTACGCCGCGATGCGGCTGCTGCCGGAGCCGAGGAACGGATCAAACACTCGTCCACCCTGTGGCGTGGAGACGCTTAATATTCGTCGGTAAAGGCTGACGGGCTTGCTGGTCTCGTGAAAGCCTCCCTCGGCGCAGCGTAAACTATTTGAGAACTCCCACACATTGCAATGCTCGTTGTCTGGCTGCCAGAAATTCCGTTTTTTTTCATACTGCTCGCGAAGGTCTTCATATTCTGCGCGCAGCTCCTCATACCATTTGCGCACGTATTCATAAGGACCGAACCCGAGAGGCTCAAACACAATATCCCATACGGCTTCTGTCGGTATCAGAAACTGACTGTCCTGAAAGTAGTGACGCTGCATGTAAAACTTTTTACCGGTAACCGCGTGATATTTTTCCGCGATGTCTTTCTGGCGCAAGCCGAGTTGATCCATCTTTTGCCAATACCATTCCTTAAGCGGTTTATAACATTCGGGGTCGCAGTTGACACGTTCAAGGCCGGTACTTTTCCAATAAGAGCCTGAAGCTGGAGTTGAAAACCAGTGGACAAGGTACTCATTCACGTTAAAAAAACCGCGCAGGTCAGAGCCTTCGGCAAACTTCCAAGCCTTAGTTCGGAAATTGCGCTTGTAAAGGACTATAAAATCGCGAAGATCAAGACCGGGGAGCGTCTGCGATTCAGCCATTATGCGGCAGAGCTGAGACATATCGGAATGAAACATCCACAAACTCCCCGTATCCTTGAGAATACGGCTGAACTCACGGAGCCACGCCATCACGTCGCTCACATAAGCGTCTACGCTCGGCCACTTATCCCATGCCGCTTTGGCGATGTTATAGGGCGGGTCAGCGACAACGACGTCAAACGCCTTGTCGGGCAGTGACCGCATGTACTCCATGCAGTCACAGTTAAGGGCTATGCTCTCGGGCATGTTTTACCTCCTGAAATCATAGCCCGTGGAGTCTGGCTCACCCGGCGGAAATTGTTATCACAGTTTGTGCTGTTTTCCGTCTCGCGTGACGATCTTGATATCATACCGCACCTCGCGAGGCGAGTAATACTTACCGCAGGCCGCCTTGAGCGCGGCCTCCTGCTTGGCGATGGCGTACTCGTTATCCCTGGTGTCGCGCTTTTCCAGTTCGCGGATCTCCGCGTACTTGGCGTTGAAAGCGTCGTGGAAGCGTTTCAGCCGCTCCTCTCCGAACCCGAAGCCCTCAGCGAGCGCAAGGCAGACCGCATCGAGCGTCTGCTGCTCGGTGTAGGCGATTACCTTAATTGTCCACAGCTCACGCTCAGCCTTCTGCCGGGCGAGCAATCCGCTCTTACTCATGCCGCTTTTCCTCCAAACCGGGTATGTCGAACGTCAAAGACAACTGCTTCGCCCCAGAGTTGAACTCAAGATCTGAAATATAGACCTTGTACTCCATGATGCCCGGGAAACCGGGGAGGATGGGAATCCGAAGCACAATCGGAGTATCCCATGTAATGTCAGACAGGTCTATCGTGCGGGGAGCCTGAGACTCTCTGTCGGCTTTCACGGCTCTTCACCGTCCATTCTCGCGCCGCAACGCCAGCAGTAATGCCCCTTTATCGCCGTGTGTTTGTTCTCCTGCGCGCCGCAATGTGAGCACTCAAAGTATATTTTTCTCGCCGGGGCTGATTTTTCAATCCACCGCCCATGCACCACCGGTGCAACGTCGGCAGCGGGAACGCGATCAAGTTCTTTGCATAGTATGTCGTATTCTGTCTCTGTCATATCAAATGAGAGGTCTGCGGCGTGCTTTGCTGCGGCCCGCTCTATGTATTCAGGCTTCGCCATCGTCTACCTCCTCCGTACTCGTGCCCGCGTCTGCCCGCGTCTCGGCGGCTACATAGAGCTGGAACATTCGGCGCAGCTCCGAGCGTAGGATGCTGTTCTCGGTCTGCTTGCAGGCAAGCTTATGTTTGAGGTTCGCGGCGTTCTCTTCTGCTTCGTCCTCCCTCTTATCATTCTCTCTTGCCAGCTCTACCAGATTCTCAAGGGCAGATGCGGCCTCGGTGCACAGTGCGCCGCACGCTTGTTCAGGCATAAGGCACCCGTCGCACTCCCCCCCCTAGGCGCAGACGCGCAGGTTTTCAATGATTTCCTCGTATGTCATGTTTCATTTCCTCCTTTCACCGATCCTGCGGCAGCGGGCACCAGTCGATATCCGTATAGCATTCATAGCCGATAAAGCGGCCGTTTTTATACCTTGTGAGGTCTGTTCCGTACTCGCCCGGCCCGTCAAATCGGATGATATACTCCCCCTCCTCCGGCGGCTCCCCGGTCTGCCACTTCAGCTCCGCCGTGCCGGTGCCCGATTCGGGCACATCGCGGCCGAAGAGATAGTCCAGCGAGCAGCCGAGCAGATCGGCCAGTTTGACGAGGTGCGCTATGGCGTCACGGCGGACGGTGTAGCCGAACGGAGGCCGGGTGTCTGCCGTCAGCTTGCCGCCGCCGTCGAGCAGCGGGGTCGCACTCTGAGGCGGCAACGGGCCGTAGATGTGGGCCTCGTCGCAGACCTCGCTGTAATCGACGCCCGCCCGCTTGCAAGCCTCGCCCATGCGGCTCCACATCAGCCGCAGCGCGTCGACTGCCGGCCTGTCGCGTTCGGCCTGCGCCGCAGCTTCCGCGGCCTTGGCCTCTTTCTTTTCGGCCTTTTTCTGCGCCTTGACTTCCGCCATACGGGAGCAGCACTTTGAGCAGGTCGCAAGCTCGTCGCAGTCGTAGCAGCAGCCGGAGCCGCAGTGCGTATAGCCTCGCCATCCGTTGGAGTAGAGCTTATCCACCATATTCAGAACATTGACGCAGGTTCCGCCCTGCTCGCAGCGGCAGGCCATCTTGCTGAAACGCTGGATATCCGCGCCCTGATCTTTGACCCTGCTCGAATAAAGGTACCTGATGTTGTCTCTGTCTTCCCGCGGCGCGCGGTCAACAATGACACGCTGGGTGTCGGCCGGAAGCTTAGCGAGCTCATAGGCCGTGTCCTCCGGCAATTTGCCCCTTTCGTAGTACCCGGCGTAGATATCCGGCGCGAGCTTGTCGCGAATGACCTTCAGGCGGGACAGCTTCGACTTGCTCACCTTGCAGGCCTCGGCGACGTGGTCGCGCATCCTGCCGGGGAACTCGACGCCCTCCTCCTTGAGCTGGTAGAGCAGCGCCTCGACGCGCTCGGCCTGCTTGGAGATATCCGCGGAGGACATCCGGCGGGTGTCGGAGTTGGCGTAGATCAGGCGCAGCTCCCGCAGTGCCTCGCTGCCGCCGTCGGCCTCGACGATGCAGGGCACCGTCTCAAAGGCCTTGTTGCCGTCCTCGACGATCTTTCGCATCGCCGCCGTGCGGCGGTGGCCGCTGACGATGATGTACTCGCCGCTGTGTTCCGCATCGCGGCGGACGCGGACGGGCTGCTGGAGCCCCGCAAACTCGATGTTTTCGGCGAGCTCCCCGATGCCGTCGAGGGAGTAGAAGTTGTTCGGGTCGTCGTGCAGTTTGTCGAGTCCTATGTACTCGATGCGCTCACGCCCGTCGCTTGTGCCCGAATCGGGCACATTCTTGAGCACCGATGCTAAATCGAATCCCATGACCGCACCTCCTCACATCAGCGCCGCGACGACGCGGCGGTAATCGACGCCCGCCGCACTCTTCGGCGAGCTGATAACAAGCGGCTCCTGCGCAAAGGTCATGTCGTCGACCTTGTTCGTGCGCCGCACATGCGGCAGCACCGGGAGCCCGAACTCGCGCAGCATCTTCTCGGCCTCGATGATGTTATCTGACTTGTACCACATCGTCGGCAGTATGCCGGCGACGGTGAGGCTGTCGTTGATCTTGCGCATATTACTGACCTGCTGCATGATGTTCGCCATCCCGCGCAGGGAAAACGCGTCGAGCTTGATCGGGATGATGACCTCGTCCGCCGCCACCAGCGCCGCAGCAGAGGCCGCATTGAACGCCGGCGGGCAGTCGATGATCATCCGGTCGTACCTGTCGCCCAGCTCCGCGGTCAGCTCACGCAGGCACACGGCGGAGGCGCTGCCGGTCTCGATCTTCGTCAGATCGAGGTCCATCAGGCTGTCGTCTCCCGGCAGGAGGTCGACGCCGTCGAACCGGCTGTGCTCGATGCACGGCGCGAGGCCGCGCAGCATATCGGCGAGGGTGCCGGGGTGCGCGATGCCGCGCTGGAAAAACTCGGTGCAGTTGCATTGGCTGTCTGCGTCCACTAACAGGACGCGCTGCTTGTAGTCCTTGGCCAGTATTGCGGCCATGTTCAGGGCTGTCGTCGTCTTTGCGACGCCGCCCTTGAGGTTAATAATCGCGGTTGTTCTCATCGTTGTGGTCCTCCAGACTCTGATTTTGGTTAAAATTTGAATGACTCGTAAAGTGTCGCGCCGCCCGCCTGGTACCGTGCCCTGTACCACCGGTGCGCATAGTTGATCTCGACTATCTCGCCCTCGACGTCACCCTTGACGCCGTAGGAGCTGAGGGAACTTACGTCGCTGAACTGTGTCCATGCTGAGGGGATGAATCGAATCTTGTCTCCGATCTTCGTCGTGCCTCACCTCCTAAAACGGGAGCTCGTCGCCGTTGTCCGGCAGCTCTTTGAATGTCACCTGATCCGGCGGCGGGGTCTTGCCGCTGCGCTGTGCGGTCGTGAATCTCATGTGCTCCGGGTCGAAGTCGAGCCGGACGCTTCCGAGCGCGCCGTCCTTGTTCTTGTCGACGATCAGAACGCGCTGGCTCCTGTAATCCTTCGGGTCGGCGAGGTCCATCATCAGGATCGCCTCGGCGTCCTGGAGAAGCTGACGGCTCTCGCGGAGATCCTCCTTGCGCAGCTGACGGCGCTTGCCGTCCTTTCCGGGTTCCGGCGGCGTCACCTGCGACAGTGCGACCACCGTCACCCCGAGCTCTTGCGCCATCAAGTGAAGCGCCATTGACGTCGCCGTCACGGTCTCGAACCGGCTGTCCCGGCTCCGTCCGGGGACGAGCTGAACGTAGTCGATGAAGATCACGTCATATTGCCCGCAGAGCGTCTCTGCCCGGAGGTCGTCCACCGTCATCCCGGCGGACTCCTGTATGTACAGCGGTATGCGCTCGGAACGCTCCGCCTCGGCCATCGCCCGGCGGGCGACGTGCTCGGATATGTTTTTTGCCTTGATGTCCGACAGCCGCGCATCTGCGGTGTTCGCGATCGTGCGGTCGGCCGACGCCTCAAGGCTCGTCTCGTAGCTGAAGAAGCAGACCCGGCTCCCGCCGGCTGCGATGTTATATGCGAGCTGCAAGGAGAATGCCGTCTTGCCGACGGAGCTGTCCGCGCCTATGACGACGAAGCTGCCGCGGCTGATCCTGACCTTCTTGTCCAGCGCCTCGATCCCGAATTTGAGGAAGTCCGGCGGCGTCGGATCGTTCATGCGGTCGAAGAAGTCCGCGAGGATCTCCGTGTAGTTCCGGACTCGCCGCCCGGGCCTCACACTCAGCATCCCCTGTGCCTCGACAAGGAGCCTCCGTCCGTCCTCCGCGCTGGCCGCCTCTGTGAGAGCCTGCCCCAGATCGCGGATGCGTGTCAGCATCGCGCCGTCCTTGAGGAGCTTCACATACTCGCGCCAGTTGTTCGCCGTCGGCGTCAGCTGGAGTATCTCACGCACCTGCTGCGAATACGCAGCGCCGACATGCTCCACGAGCGTCACGGCGTCGAGCGTCTCGCGCTTGAGGAATATCTCCCGCGCCGCGGTGAAGAGGTTTCGCTTGACGGGGTCGGAGAAGTCCTCCGGCCTGACCACATGCATGATCTGTCCCGCGAGCTTCTCCGGCTCTATCAGCAGCGAGCCAAGGACTGCCGTCTGAGCGTCGTAGTAGGCTGAGTAGTCGGTCAGGTCCATTCTTCGCGCTCCCCTCCGTCGTCGCTTATCCCGGTCACTGTGGCCGGGGCCTCGTCGATCTCCTCGGCGTCGAGCCAGAGCCGCCCGTTGAGGTAGGAGCTGAGGTGCGGCACCCCTATGCCGCGGCTCCATTCGTCCGTCCGGAGCTGCCTCATAAGCGCCTTGGCGATGGTGTCGATCAGCTCGTCCGAAGGCTTGAGCTTATCCCATGCCCTCATTGCCCGCTGCTTGCTGCCGCGCTTGGAGTGCGGATAGAAGCTCCAGAGCTTGGTAAAGCGCTCCGGCTTATGCTTCGGCTTAGAAACACACACATCATCCCCCTGGGGGGATATAGGGGGGGTATTGTTAATATATATATTATTCTCTTCCCCATTTTTAGGGATAGGGTATCCGTTATTTTGGGGATACCTATCCCCATTTTTAGGGATAGGGTCAGGCACTACGACACTCACGCGGTCGACGTAGATTTTGCGGTCTGAAACCGCACCTTTTTCGTCGCGCACGACCTCGATCTGTATGTAGCCTTTTTTCTCAAGCGTCCCGATCAGATCACTGACGGTCTTCTTGGACAGCCCGAAAAGCTCGCTCAGGTACTTGTTTGTCGCCCAGCAAAAACCGGTACTGTCCGCAAGCGCCGTGATCTCTGCATAGATGAGCTTCGCATTCGGGCGCAGCTCTTCGTCATACCGTACCCTTGCGGGCAGCACTGCCCAGTATCCGGGCTTCCGGCATAATGCGCCTGTAGCCATAGTCTCTCCTCCTCTTTTCCGAGTGCTCTCGATATGCGGCACCGTTCCCGATACCGCAGGTTCCAAAGCGCTCAGAGATCAATACCGTAGTGCTCCGCAAGCTGGCGGATGATCCGGCCGCCAAATGCGTCCTTAGTCAGGTCGATGAACTCCTCCGGGGTCATGGCGTCACTCATGCTGAGCTCATGATCCTGCGCGAAGGCGTCGCGCCCCTGCGTGCAGCTGCCCGTGAGGCGATGGTGCCAGTCGTAGAAGTCCGCGACGGTGTAAGCCTCGCCCTGTGCGAACTGCTCCCGGAACGCTTCAAGCTTCTCCTCGACGGGCATATCGTCAAAAAGCTTCTCCTCCAGCGCTGCCTGAGCTGCGTGGAGATCCTCACCGTGCGCGAACTTTCCGCCGCCCTTGACGACGAATGTCTTGCGCTTCGACAGATCGGTCATCACGATAAACCCCATCGCAACAGAGCCGCGGAGCCCGGTGATGATCGTCGGCACACCGTCGATCATATAGACAGGTTCTCCACAGAGACTCTTTAAGCCGGAGGTGTCGCCGTCGCCGTAACCGGAGCCGTCGCCGTCGCCGGAGCCGTC